ATGGCGGGGGGCTCCTGGAAGAACCACCAGCGGTCCTCGTTCCCTGTCACCAACGGCGGCGCGTACACGATGTCGGCGTCATCCGACTCGAACAGCAGATGAGACAAGCAGCCGGGGAGGAGAAGGTCATCGTCCGCGAGCGGGAGCAACCAATCGCCCTCCGCTTCGTCCGCGAGCCGGTTCATCGTCACCGAGCAGCCGTCTTGGTTGTAATCCACCTCGATCAGGTGCTCCCACCCGTCGAACAACTGGCCCTTGACGGACGCCTCGCACTCCACAAGGAAGTTCTCTCTGCCGACGATCGACGGGGTCAGCACGCTAACCAGCGGCCTCACTGGCGAAACGGAAACCCGGCGCATTTAGGACCGCCTCCCGCAACGGCACCCATGTTTCCTCGATCCCATTCCCGCACACGTCCTGGACGTGGCCGTGCCAACCGCCGTCCTCGTAGAAGTAGGTGCGCAACCCCCGGGGCCGGCGACCGTCCTCCAAATGCTGGTCAGCCACCCACCAGTCGCGCTCGAGCAGCACGTCGTAGCACGCGTCACTGATCTGCCAGCCTGGTGCTTTGAATCCGCGCACGAAATACCGCAGCACGGGCTCATCTAGCAGCCGCTCCATTCGGTCACGATCCCAATGCAGGCATTCGTAGGGGTCCGGGTGAACCCATCCGTGCACAGCGAGTTCAATCCAGTCGGGGACTGATTCCCAGAACCCGTCCGAGCCGAGGCCGGGAACGGCGAACATGGTGCAGCGGAAGTCGGGGCGCAACTCCTTGAGCTCCCACAGGCGCGCGTATTTGTGGTTGTTCTCGTGGAAATCATCGAAGTCGAAAACCACCTAGGCGGCCTGCTCGGTGAACTTCCGGTCGAAATAGCCGGGATACCGCTCCTGCTGACCCTGTGTGGTTTCGTAATGCCACGCTTCGAGGCGTTTCACGTACCCGCAGGTGCCTCCCTGCTGGCGGAACCACCGGCAAATCTCGACGTCGTCGCCGCCCCACAGCGGGTTGGATTCGCTGTAGCGGAACTCGTCGTAAACCCAGGATGGTGCGGACAGGAAGATGCCGCCGATCTGCGGGACGTCCTGGATCGTGTCGTCTCCGATTCGCAGTTCTCGCGTCACCGCCGGGGGGTTGTTCAGCCCCAGAATCCTCGGTGACAGGAGCGCGCCGCCCTCCATCGTCAACCTGGCAACGTCACGGAGCGTGTTGGGCTGGGTGAGCTCGCAGTCGTTGTCGAACTTCACGATGACGTCGTAGTCGATCGGGTTGCACCATTCGGTGAGCGCGTTCATGCCGCGGCTGATCCCGACGTTCTCGGGTGATTCGAACAGCGACACGTCCTCGCCGCGGAGCCACTCCGGGGAGTCGTCCAAGCTGGCTTGGTCGAACACGTAATGGTCGAACGAGCAGCCAGCGAACTCCCGGAGCTTCGCGAAGCAATGCTGCGTGTAAGCGAGCCTGTCACGCGTCAGGGTCAGAACGGCGATCTTCACGCCGCCGCCTTCCGCATCGCCCTTCGCTGCGCACGGTTCACCGGCACCAGCGCGGGCACCTCCCGCGGCCCGTCCAGCTTCTCCAGCGCGTCGACCCAATACGCATCGAACACGTGGTCGGCGTCGTACTGCAACGCGAACAGGCGGGCCTCGGTGCGCTTTCTGCTCGCTTCGGACATCGCCAACCCCATGCACTCCACGAGGCTGTCTACGTCGGGCTGCCGCCACTTCGCCGCGTGCGACGCGTCGTACACGTCGTGTGCCTCGCACACCCAGCCGGGGCCAGAGAGCTCCGGCATCGCGGTGGAGTCGTTCACGATCACCGGGGTCCCGCACGCCTGTGCCTCGATGATCGGAACCCCGAATCCCTCCCCATAGGACGGGTTCACGAGCACGTCCATTGCGCTGTATGCGTGCGCCATCATTTCGGCAGGAATCCCGATCTGTAGGTGCGCCTGGTCAACGACCTGTATCGAGTCCTCGGGGATCTCGAATCGCGCTGCGAGCGACAGCAGGTTGAGGCCACGGTCGAACCCGAAAATGTCCGTGTGCAAATACAGGAACGCGTCGGGGTTGTCCTTCTGGAACCGGGCGAACGCCTCGAACACCTCGGGGAACGCCTTGCGGGAAGGCATGTTCCCGGCGTTGTTCGCCACCATCCCGATCACAAACCTGTCGTCGGGGATCTTGAACAGCGCCCTTGACTCGAGCTTGTCCTTCTCGGCGTAAACCTCGGTGTCGATCCCGTGCGGGACGTAGAGCGGATCGAACCCGGCATCGAGCAGGCGTTCATGCCCGAATCGGCTCATGGCGATCGGGCGGCGCACGCCGTAGTCCTTCAACGACTTCTCCACCAGCGGCGGAAGCTGCTGATGGTCGACGGGCACCCACGCCGTGTTGTTCAGGTCGTGGAACCGGGCGAGACACCCGCCAAAGTCCGAGTTGAGCCAAACGTGGACGTCAAAGAGCGTGATGACGAGGACGTCGTCGGGGGACCAGCCGTTGATGCCCGCCCAATGCTTGACGTGCTGCGGTAGCGCGAGCTTCTGCAGACCGGTGTGGTCGGCGGGGTAGACGAGCGTGTCACCCCAGAACCCGAGGCCGCCCAACTGGCCGTAGTTCGCCGAGATGGCGACGTCATGCCCTGCGGCGCGAAGCCTGGGCACGACCTGTGCTGTCTGCTGCCCATAGCCCGTGGGAATCCACGGGGCCACGCTGTTCCACATGATCTTCACGCGCGAACCTCGTCCACCGCGCTCTCCCACTGGGGCTGCGCTTCCTCGAACAGATGCGGGTAGCGCTCCAGGATCGGGTCGCCCTCCCACACCAACGTCTGCCGATGGTGGAAGACCTTGTCGACACCGTCGACGTTCGCCACGAACGAGTCCGTGGGCACATACGCCCTCTTGGGCTGTGTGCGAATCCTTGGCATGAGTCCTCCCGGTAAGGATTGGTGGGGGGCCACCGGGCGACCCCCCACCACTTGTCCCTTGCTGGCCTACAGCACCTTGAGGCTGTAGAACGCCGAGTTGGCGCCCAGCGACGGGTTCTTGATGCCCGAGCTGTTCCGCCAGTAGGCGTAGAGCCCGCGCTGGCCCGAAGGCCGGTTGTTCGCGGTTGCGAACATGTGCGGGATCAGCTCGACGTCCATCCCGACCCGGTCAACGATGAGGAACCGCGACGGATCACCGAACGACGCGACCGTGGAACCGGACGTCGTCGGGGTGTTGTCGTACGCGGACCACTCGTACGCCGGATACCCGAGCAGCTCGGGCGGGTTGGCGTTCTGCAGCTGAACCCACAGGTTCGCTCCACCAGCCGTGTCGAGCTGACGGACCTTCTGGTAGAAGCCCTTGCTCCCGAAGAAGCACGTGCGGGGCGCGGTGCGTGCCCGAACGTGAAGGGCCGACTCCAGCGAATACAGGTCCGCCGCCGCAACGACAGCCGTGGTGGCCGTCGAGACGATCGCGGTGTACCCGCCGACCGAGATGAGCCCCTGCGGCTCGTGCGAGCCATGTCCAAGCCCCTTGAGGAACTTGGTGTTCTCCAGGCTCGACTTCGCGTCCGCGAACAGCTCGGCCATCTCGGACTGGAACCCTGCCCAGTCCTGGCCGATCTCGATCGAGAACGGGACGAACGCAAACGCCTTCTCGACGTTCGCCGTGGGCTGAGCGATCGTGGGGGCGTTGTCGGACGCCTCCGTGACCTCGTCGCCGTAACCGGCGGTGATGCCGGCCGTGTTGACGCCCTCCCACGTGTTGCCGGTGATCGTACGGACGTCCGCGACCTGGCGGATCGGGTTGATGTACCCGCCCGCGTACAGGATCACGGTCGGGTCGAGCGTGACCGGAACCGCGTAGCCGCCAGCGGTGGTCGTCAGCGAAGCAGCACGCTGCTCCTCCGGCGTCATCGCGTGCGCCTGGTTCGACACGATCTTCCCGAATGCCCGCTGATACGCGGGGCTCGACGTGGCGATGATGCGGCGGGCAAGCGTGCCCTTCTCGCCGTCACGGTTCGCCGTGTCGATGCCGTCCAGGAGCCGCTCGAGGCGCTCCTGGGTGGCCTCACGGTCCGCGCCCTCACCAGCGGGCCGCATGCGCTCCACGAGGCGCTTGGCGCCCTCGCGGTAGGCATCGGAAAGCTGGTCGAACGAACCGTTGTGCTGCCGGTACGCGGAAAGATCGGTCAGATCCTCCGGCACCGCCTTGCGGGCAGAAACGCCCGTGCGGGGCTTCGGCTGCTCATCCTCGCCGCGGTCCTCGCCGTACAGCTTGGCGACGACCTCCTGGCGAGCGACAAGCTCGGCCCGATGCTTCGCAAGCGCCTCGAGCTCGGTGTTCAGCGCGTTCCACTCGTCGCGCTGCTCCTCCGAGAACATCTCGCCGGCTGCGGCAGCATCAAGCTCCTTGATGCGGTTGCGGGCCTCGTCGCTACGTGCGTCGATGTCCGCAACACTCAGAGCTGCCATGATGGCTTCTCCTTGTGGTCAAGTCCGAACAGGGGGACATGGCCGCGGCTCACGGCTCGAGGGTGAGCAACAGGCTCGACGCTCGGTGTGGGTGCGGGTGCTTCCTCGCCGCCCTGTTCGGTGCCGGCGGGAAGCAAATCTAGGATCAGGGCACGGAGCATGTCCGGCTCCTGCATGAAACGCTTGAGGATGAAATCGTCGGTGGTCGAACGAACCCCCGCGGTCGCCCCCTCATACGCGGGGAACGTGACGGGGCCGAACTCCGCGACCGCTGCTTCGCGAATCGTGCGCTCAGGCAGACCATCCGGGTTGTACGCGGACCGCTCGGGCTCCTCATCGAAGTCCTCGCGGACGACACGGAACCGGAACGACGCGCCCAGCGTGCCCGCCTCGAGGGCGGGGATCAGGTCACGGACGTACGAGGAGTCGAACAGGTCGACCTCGTACGCCGCGCCCTTCTCGTCCTCGGTGAGCGATCGGACTTTGCCCAACGGCTTGTTGCCGATCTGGGGGTCGTGGCCGTGGTCGAACAGCACCTTGATCCGGTCGCCGCGCTCCTGGAACGTCTTGGCGAACGCGCCTGGGGCGATCCGCTCGATGAACGTGCCCTCCCACATCGACCGGATCTCCGTCCACTCGTTGAACACGGAGAAATGGCCGTGCAGGGTGCGGGTGCCGTCCTCCGCTGAGCGGAGCTCGACACCCGGCATGACCGAGCGCACCACGTAGTCCCTGGGGGGCAGGCTGACGCCCGCCTCGAGGGCGTTGATGTCGGGGGTATCCATCGGTTATTCCTCCGGGGCAAGCGACATCAGAAGCTCCCTGATGCCGCGTTTGGGGGGCTGCCCGTTCTCTGGCGGGGTGGCCGGATCTGCCGGCGCCGCCTCCGGGGCTGCCTGGGTGCCCGGTGGTTGCAACTGAACCGACACGAGGCCGGTGTGCTTCAACAGTCCGAGGTCGTCGGCCGCGATCGCGGCGATGACGCTGTCGGGGTCGTAGCCTGAGTCCACGAGTGTCTTCGCGGTTGTGGAGTTCAGCTGACGGATCGTCGCGGCGTCCTTCTGGTCCTCCTTGAGAGCCGCGATGTCGCGGTCGTCGTACCAAAGCTCAGCGTCAGACGGGACAGTGATGATGCGGGCGAGCGAGCCGGA